GTCCTGGTGAATATTCTTTGATATTTTCTGAACGCATTACGTATCAATTTGAACATATTTACATTAACTATAAATCTTCGGAACGAACCGGTTTAATAGCATGTCCAACCCAATCTAACTAACATACTCAGAGGAACGATACCTAAACATGTTCTACCTGCTTTATCAAGATAATAAATCTGAGGGTCTTTCGCGAAAAGATCCCTTAAGTTAAAACCTAAATTCCTCATTATTTTACAGAAAATACTATGACCTCCTATAATTTGATAAAGAACCGAGGCTAACCTTAGCAATCTTACCGAAACACCTTTTTCCACATGTATAAAACGTTCAGGATATGCTATTCTAGATATCCACCAGACATCTTCCTGATATGGTTGAAAATTAGAATTCCAATAAAATCCTAAGTATAATATAGGCATTGTCTCAATCCTAGGATTACACACAGTACTCTTACTTGAACTAATTAACAATCCCATACTAGCAAAATCTGTAATGATATTTGGAATATTCTCTTCATCTACTAGAAAGATTGAATCATCACCAACTACTGCAAAGTCATCCTCGGTAGGTAACCTACCTTCATATCTTAAAAAGATATAATTAATTGCAGTCACCACACAAAAGGTGTTTAAATACGTTGTTAATTTTGAACCTGATTTATTTCCACCGTCCGAAATGACCAGATCTAATCTACTCGATAAAATCGGAGTAAAAACGTGGTAGCATGCTAACGCCACAACATTCGGTATTATTGCCACTTCTAGGCGAACCACGCTAATTAACAACGCAAAGAATAACATGATCCAAACAGCAGGTAAGTTTTTATCCATACCTGTAATATCAGTGCAAAATATCTTTCGATTTTGTGTTAATGCATTAAATCTAATATTTCGTACTTGTCTTGATATCATTGGTCTAGTAAAACCAATTGAATGTCCAAAACCATTATCCTTAATATAGTTTAAAACTTTATCAAAAATCATAGTTTCAAACAAAACAATACCAAAACTCATACCAAATACCAATCTGATTTTTGAATCAATGTTGTAGTTAGCGATTCCTTTCTTCAATTTAGATTTGATTCTGTGGAAAACCACAACGGGATAATTGCATAGGTAACGATATTTGTTAACTACA